TGCGTCACGCTCGTAAAGCTTTTGAATTTGGAAAGCTTCACGTAATTGATTGATGGTTGCAGCAGTTGCAGCAGTAAGATCTGCTTGCAAACCAGATACACCAGAAGTAACAACACCAAGAGTCTTGTTCAAAGTACCACCAGTACCAGCAGCAGGAGTAGCACCAATATTAGAATTATAGTGACCAGTAGCAGAATTCATACCAGCAGCATTAGAATAAGTACCTAGATTATTAGTACCATCAGTAAGACCTAAGGCCTTACCAGTACCAAAAACAGGAGCAGAAGTGCCAAGAGGCAGTTCAACAGCTGGGCCTTTTTGAGGCCACGGGAGAGAAGAAGTAAAGTAGTCGTGTCTTTTGCCACGTTTTTGTAGGACATAGTCGGCTGGATTGTCTGGCCCGTCGTCAGTATCGACGACGAGGGAGTCTTGTAAGTTTTCATCACGGAACCATTCGTTATATATTAGATTGTAAGCTCTATGCCATAGAGAAGAGTGTTCTAAATTGGGAACTTCAGTAGGAATACCGAAGTAATCGTGTAAAGAGCCATTTAAGTAGCCAGTAATAGCGGTAGAAGTCATAGTAGGAATGACGTAATCGGTTGAATCAGCTGGATCAGTCTGTTCACCGTTGAATTTTTGCCAGTTGTCCCAGATTAAACGTATAGGAACAGCAAAGAAGAAAGAGTCCATGAACATGTTGTCCATGACAGGGTGTAAAGGTGTATTAAGTCTTGAAAATGCAGTCATTTTCAAATTGAAAGTGTCGCCGGGAAGAGCTTCGTCGACGAAAACGGGTACAAGGTTGCCTGCGTCAAATGTTGTTTTATAACCACAAGAGCGATTGAATTGGGATCTAGGGATATTAGCTTGCGGAGCTTGAGAGAAGTTGTGGTGCATTACAGAAGGAAGAGTGTACATGATTGTCCGTTTTATTTAGGTTATGTTTAAGAAGGGGTTTTGCTTCGCGTGAAATGCTTGAGGCTTTCGACTCGCAACCCCCCTTAGTTTTTTTTTTATTTAAGCGGGTTAGTATATTCGATAGCTTTAGCTATACAGATTGGAGTTGGTAATAGGTCGAATTTGCAGTTTGAATCGTCAAATTGACCGACAGAGAAGAGAGAGTAGTCTTCAGGGTGTTTAGAAAAAGCATGAGTTGGATCAAGAACAGTATCTTGAAATGCCCTTAATGCTTGACCAGTAGTTTGCATGTGTATAGGGGCAAGGTATGCATCAGCTTTTGAGTCGTAGATAGTGAATAATTTAATGATCATTTTTGTTCCATTATAAATTTTTACGTTGATATAAAGAGTACTTAGCTTTTGTAACTTTATCAATAACATCTAATCGATCTTGTGAATCGAAGTCAACATCGATTTTACGTTTTTTGATAAGAGATTGAGCTAAGTTATGAGAGCGTTTTGTTTTAATGAATTTAAAGAGAGTAGGATCGGATTGTTCTAGTTTTAATGTGTAGTAATTAGGAACGCCGTGTTTTTTGCCTTTAACAATGACATAGTCGTGAGGCCATACGTCGTTTTTGTATTCAGAGAGCCAGTAAGAACCAATACCGGGTCTATTTGATTTAGTAGAGAATTCAGGAGTTTTGTAGCCAATGATTTCACCAGTTTCAGGGTTTATTATAGCATAGTGATCGGGCGCGGCTTTGCCGATTATTTTCTTGTTTGCGTATCGAGCTACGTAAGCAACAGAATTAAAAGTAACAGCGCCAACGGAGCTAAACCCAAAAGGCCAGAGCTTTTGTAATATTTGTGAAGTGAAAAGAGGATTGTCATTGATAGTAGTATGGTAAACCATATCGGGAAAAGTAAAGTTAAAGATAATAGTGTGGAAGTGAGGGCGACCAAGTTTTTCGCCATATTCGCCAGCATTGAAGAAGCGGATTGGATTAATGTATTTCCCATTGTGATTTTTGATAAATGTTAAGCCAGAGAATTTTTTTCTCAGGCGTTTCATAAAGTTTTTATGATCTTCTTTTACTAAAGAAGCGTTTTCAGGCAGATATTCATCTGCATAAGTGAGCGTAATGAAACAGTTGTGTTGATAAAGAGAGGCCTCATGCGTCATTCTAACAGCCCATTCCCTAGACTTTTTTATGCGGCATTGCATACACTGACCGCATGCAGTACGAACTGGCATATCAATATAGCCAGTAGTAGGAGAGAAGACGATAGGCCATTTTCCAGTTTGAGGATTCCGTCCTTCGCGGGAACGGTATCCTCTCCTTGGTGAAGTACAGGGCATACTTAACCTTATTAGTATGTTAATTTAGAAGCGGATTCCCCCTCGCATAGGAGAACCTTTAAAATTACTCTTTTTTACTCTTTTTGCAGTTTTTGTAAATAATTTACGACTGCTTTTTTTACTCATTGATCTTCGTTTAAACATGTCGATAACTCCAGTTTTAAAAGTTTTTTAAGAGGGGCAAGTTTCAAATTGGTGTCACTTATGACAGTTAACATCAAGTAGGTTAACTGTCAATAGGCAAAATGAAATTTATTTTGGCTTAGTTTTTGGTGTTATAGAAGAGTCTAAGTTTTCAGTGATGGAACTCACTGGAGCGGGCTGAGAAGCCTCTATAACAACGGGATCCAGAAGGCCAAGCTCTAATTGTTCTTGGCGATTTGCGGGATTATGCATAAATTCCAAAAATTCACCAGGTGAATTGTGGAATCTAGAGCGGATATTTGATGGTAGAGATGCAAAAGAGTCTTGAGCTAGGGATACAGCTTCAAGAGCAGTTTGATAGTCAGAAACGTCGGAAAAATCGCCGTACTGACCATTATGTTGTTTTGTGTGTTGTATGACACCAGTAGCTTGCCACTTTTTCATGATATTGTTGATATCGCATTCACCCTTAAATGACTGTTTTGTCATTGAAGGGTTTTTGAAAGAAAGAGTAACGCGATCATGATCGTGGTATGGAGATTTAATTTTCATAGATTACCTATTAGTTTTGTTATAACGATTAATTTGTTCGGCCGACCAGCTAGAAAGGCCAGAATAAATATCTTTTAAGTTTTTTTTGGAAGATTCGTAGATCGAATTTATAGCAGAACCAGCTTCAGAGAAGCCTTTAGATTTAAGTTCAGATAAAGGTAACGTATTCATAAGAAGTTGAGTTTGTATTTTTGTTTGCTGAGCAGAATTGCCTTTTAAGTTAGCATCAGCAATAGCGTTGAGGCGTTGTGCCTCAGAAAGTTGTGTATTTGCTTCAATGTTACGATTAGTTGATTGAAGATTTTTTAATTCTTCTCGAAGCCGCGTAGCGGCCACGGCCGAATTTGAGGTATTTGGAGAGTTCTCATCGATAGCAGCAATGGCAGCACCAGACGGTTGCGACGCACCACCCTGTTGGTACGCTAAAATCGGATTTAGACCCGCTGATTTCATGTCTGCCATAGCCCGCTGGTAGGAAGTATTGGACATTTCTTTCTGAAAGTCCATTTGTTTTTGAGCTATTTTTTTATTTGTCCGATTTGCTTTCGCAGCGCTAAAGACATTTGCAGCACTGGAAAGCATAGATTCAGGACTCAATGAAGGTAGAAAGTCTAACATATATTTCCTAGAAATGATCGATTAAGCCAGGTACAGAGTACACAGGCATTGGACGTGCGCATTTTAAGTCAAAATAGCTGTCAAATAAGAAGTCAGGATAAGTTGGGACAGCAGTGATACGCTCTACAGGAGGATTTTCAGTTATAAACTCATCGTTTAATACAGGTAAAGTTGCAAAATCTTGAGCTAAATGCCAAGTATCAAGAGATTGTGCGTAATTTGAACGCATTTGGCCAGTAATTGAAGAAGGTTTGTAACGGTATTCTGCGAAGCGTTCTTGGTAACCAAAGACGCCGTCGTCAGCTACAGTACCTTGTGCAAATATCTCTTTATTAAGAACGGCTTGTTCGCCGATATGAGATAATGCAGGCCAATAGAAGTCCCATCTAGTAGAACGGGAAAACATGCGGTTTAAACCTTGTTGGTAAGACAGATCAGCTCGTACAGAAACGAGACCGATTATGACACAGTGTTCAGTAAAGGATTTGGAGAAACCATTATTGTTTATAACACATGTGCCATAACCAGCTAAGTTTCCCTGAGGTGAAGCAACATCAGTTGAAGATGTTTGCGGAACAGGGTTTATTTTAACAGGTGTGCTACCGCCACCTAAGTATTCAGGACGCTGTAATCTAGCGTCGGGAGAAGTAACACCGAAATGTGCTTTTATAATTTCAGTATATCTTGTGCCGCCTCGTGCGTCACGCTCGTAAAGCTTTTGAATTTGGAAAGCTTCACGTAATTGATTGATGGTTGCAGCAGTTGCAGCAGTAAGATCTGCTTGCAAACCAGATACACCAGAAGTAACAACACCAAGA